TAAAGATATACCTATGCATTCTCCAACAGAGATGGCAGGTATGTGTTCTCACTGGGAACTTATGCGTATGCAGTCCGAGACAGAAGAGATGTTCCTTGTACTCTAACACGACACTTGGTATAATGGTGGTGACATCGAATACTTCAAGAAACTTATTGAGATGGATGTCCTGTATCTAAACATTGGATTGTTTATGGGATGTTATGGATTCGAACAGCAGACTGCTCGATATCAATATGAGTTGTTATCAGAACGAGACTTCCCAATCAACTGTGGGCCCTACTGTGTTCTCAATAGATTGTTCCAGACATATACTACAAGATATCTACAACTCAAAGAAATAAAGTATAGAGGAAGGAAAGTAACTGCTGTACACCCATGGCACCATTGTGATACTCTACATCTTGGTTGGGATGTAAGAAAACCATTCAATGAATATGATCCATATAGAGAAAAGAATGAATGGTATACACCAACAACCCAAGTCATATCAAAACAATTAAAGGTTACTCAAGATCATCATTCTTACACAGATGAACACATTGAAGAACCTTGGACGAGGCATAAATTATTTCACATTGTCCCTTGACATTTATGGTTTAACCTGTTATAATGGTCACCATGAAAGATAATATTATAGATTACTGTAACAATCCATACAAAGTTCCTATGTTCACTCATAAGGAATGGCACGACATACGTGCACGTAATACACATCCAGATGATCAACATACTGGATCCGTTTGGTTTATGGAGCAGGTGAAGGATTATGTCAGTAATCACAAACCCCTGTTACCTATCAAGAGACCGACTATAAATGAGATGTCGGACTCATTCAATAAACTATTAAACAGTAACAGCAAGTCCAATCTCAAGAAGAATCTGGATCCTACTACTGTACGTAATAAGTTTGATGAGAAGGTAGAAGTTAAGTATGCTATGTCATGCGGTCATAACTTCAATGATGTGAGCAATCATTTCCACTGTGACAATCGTTACACTTGTGGTCATGCTACCGCCGCATCATCACAGTATGCGTGGGACAATCCATACTCATCAAGATTTCATTCTATGATGTTGTATCTGTTCCGTGAGTTCAAAGGAGAAACCTCTCCGATTGATGAGCAGAAGTATCGTGCTATGTTCAGACTCTCTGGATATGTTGCTACACAGTTCAAACCATCTGTTGCTAAAACTATATACGAGACCGAAGGTGCGAGGAAAGTAATCGACATCTCTTGTGGATGGGGTGACAGACTTGCAGGTTTCTATACATCTAATAATACCTCAGAGTATCTTGGATGTGATCCCAACACAGAATCATATGAGTTATACAAGAAGCAGTGTGTTGCATACGAAGAGTTATTGCAATCACCATTGTTTCCTGTAGAGACTACCTTCACCGATCATGGTGATTGGTTCGAGGTGACTGGATCTAAGAGGGTACGCATATATAACAAACCTGCCGAAGATATGGACTGGGATAATATATGTGACGGTCAGTATGATCTAATGTTTACTTCACCCCCTTATTTTGGAATCGAGAAGTATGCCGAAGGATCTGCATCCGAAGACGATCAGTCTTGGAAAAGATACAACCAGTACGATCAGTGGAGAGATACATTCTTCTATCCTGTTATGGATGCTATGAAGAAGCACTGCAAGAAAGTTATGATTAATATTGTTGACCCTGTGGTTAATGGTAAACGTAATTATATTGAGAAAGATATCATAGACCGATATGGCATAGACTATGTTGTAGGTATGATGATATCCAAGAGACCAAATTCAAGTGACATGTCAGATCACTACAGAGTAGAGGACGATAAGAAGTTAAACTTTATCGAACCAATATACGTAATAAAACCTTGACATTGCCCCACCTATTTGTTATAATGAAACATTATTGAAGGATTACTTATGGATTTTTACACCAACGTTTCTCGTTATGGAAACAACCTACTGGTACGTGGATACCAGAATGGGCAACCTGCCCAACGCAAAGTTCCGTTTGAACCTACCCTATTCATCCCATCTAAAGTTGGTGGATCCTCTATGTCGTGGGATACTCTGGATGGCAACAAGGTAGAAGCAATCCCCTTCGAGAACATGAAGGAGGCAACCGACTTCTACAAAAGATACGAGCATGTAAGCAACATGTCTATCTACGGCAACACCAACTACATTGCACAATACATCCAAGAGCAATACCCCAACGATATCAAGTTTGACAGATCTCTGATCCGTGTAAACAATCTCGATATTGAGGTCGAGTCCAGTGAAGGATTCCCCGAACCAGATAGGGCAGAGTATCCTGTCATTAGTATTTGTCTCAGACAGAACGATGGCATCTACCGTGTCTGGGGTCTGGAGCACTACGAGAATTCTCGTGACGATGTATTGTTTGTACAGTGTGACTCTGAGCATGACCTACTATCTAAATTCCTTGAGCACTGGAGACATCACTCTCCAGATGTAATCACTGGTTGGAACGTACGGTTCTTCGATATGCCATACCTAATCAACAGGACTCTCAAGATCCTTGGTGACCAACGTGTCAAGCAATGGTCTCCGTGGGGCAACGTCAAAGAACGCACCCTACTTATGAATGGTAAGCAGAACCAGTTCTATAACATCGAAGGCATCGAGGTACTTGACTACCTTGAAGTCTACAAGAAGTTTACATACAACCTACAAGAATCCTACAGACTGGATCACATTGCCCACGTAGAACTTGGAGAGAACAAACTCTCGTATGAGGAGCATGGCAACCTGTTCACTCTGTACAAGGAAGACTACCAGAAGTTCATTGACTACAATATCAAGGACGTGGAGTTGGTTCACAAGATCGATGAGAAGTTAGATCTAATTACTCTGGTACTTACCATGGCATACCGTGGTGGTGTGAACTATACCGACACTCTGGGTACGACTGCTATCTGGGATGCTATCATCTACCGTTTGCTATGTAAGCAGAAGGTTGCGGTGCCACCCAAGGTAGAGAAACCCAAGACTCCATATCCAGGCGGTTACGTTAAAGAACCACAGGTTGGATCTCATGACTGGGTTACCTCGTTCGACTTGAACTCCCTGTATCCTAACATCATTGTACAATACAACATGTCACCCGAAACTGTCATGGACGGGTTCGTTAACAACGTGAGTGTTGATAAGTTTCTTGATGGGTCTGCCACTATGAGTGAAGACGGTTACTCTGTCGCACCCACTGGTGTAAGATTCACCCACAAACGTGAGGGTGTTATCCCCACGATCATTAAGAAGTATTACTCGGAACGTAGACTCGTGAAGAATGAGATGCTACGTCTGGAGCAAGAGAACCAAAACAATCCTACTAAAGAACTTGAGTACAAGATCACCTCGTTGAACAATCAGCAGATGGCAATCAAGATTCTTATGAACTCACTCTATGGTGCACTGGGTAACAAGTACTTCCGTTACTTTGATCAACGTGTGGCAGAGAGTATCACCCTTGCGGGTCAGTTGGCAATCAAGTGGGCAGAACGTGCCGTCAATGATGAGATGCAGAAAATCCTCAAGACAGACGAAGATTACGTTGTTGCGATTGACACTGACTCCGTTTACATTCGAATGGGTGCACTGGTTGACCAGTTCAACCCCAAAGATCCAGTTAAGTTTCTTGACAAGATCTGTGCAGACCACTTCGAGAAAGTTCTGGTAAAGTCATACGATGGTATGGCAAAAGTTACTGGTGCGTATGATAACCGCATGGAGATGGGACGTGAGGTAATTGCCTCTCGTGGGATCTGGACTGCCAAGAAGAGATATATTCTCAACGTCCACAACAACGAGGGTGTCCAGTACAAAACACCCAAGTTAAAGATGATGGGTATCGAAGCAATCAAATCCAGTACACCGCAGGTTGTGCGTAATGCATTCAAAGAAACGTTCGGTGTTATCATCAACTCAGATGAGACTGCTACTCAAGCACACATTGCCGACTTCAAGAAAGCATTCAAGAAAATGCCCCCCGAAGATATTTCATTCCCTCGTGGTGTCACCAACATAACCAAGTGGCACAACACCAAGACCGTCTACAGTAAGGGTACCCCGATCCATGTTCGTGGTGCACTCTTGTTTAATAAACAAGTCAAGAAGCAGGGTCTGGGTAAGAGGTTCGAACTGGTCAAGAATGGTGACAAGATTAAATTCTGTTATCTCAAACGACCAAACCCATTACAGGAAAACGTGGTGTCATATCCACTGAACATCCCCAAGGAACTGGGACTACACAAATACATTGACTACGATATGATGTTTACTAAATCCTTCCTCGATCCGATCCAAGTAATTCTGGACGCAGTCGGGTGGGACGCAGAACCCGTAGCATCACTGGAGGACTTCTTTGGATGATAACTTTATGGGGAGAGGACGATTCTGTTGAGTCCAGAGTTTGTAGTGAGTGTAGGATAGAGAAACCATTATCCGAATTTGCAATGGATACTACTTATGTTCGTAGTAAGTGTAGGAAGTGTAAAAGAGAACACAGTAAAAATGCAAACTTGTTAAAGAAACAACATCCTAAACCACCGAAGGACTATATCTGTCCTATATGTGGTGATACTGAAGAGACTATGAAATCAAAGGGATATGTTAGATTTTCTTGGTGTTTAGACCATGACCATGAAACGAACAAATTTCGTGGTTATATATGTCATCTATGTAATACCGCAATAAGCAATTTTAAAGAAGACCGTGAGATAGTAAAAAACGCATATAATTACTTGACATGACCGAATGAGTATGATATAATACTCGTATTGAAACTGAGAAGACTAAATTATGATTACAGATGAAGACTATTCAAATCTCATGGCAACACGTGCTCATGTTGCTTCTAACCCTAATTGGGGAACCCTTATCACCGAGAAAGAGTTTATCAAGGGAATGTCCTTGCTTAATCCACAATCGTATGGTTCTCGTATTGAGAAAAGAATCATGCATGACGTACAAGGTTATAAGATCAAAGCATCTGAGAACAAGGGTGACATAGGTCTTAACGGTAAGAATGTTGAGGTAAAAGTATCTCTACTTAATTCCGTTAACAATTCACTTAATATGGTACAGGTCAGATTGTTTCATGATGTTGACTATTACTTATGTATTGCCTATGATATGAGAGATATATCTAACTATAAGAAATATGTTTTCTTACTAACACATAATCAGATGGCACATGAATGCAAACGTGCACATGCCGCTCATGGTACCAAGTTAGTCAATGAATTAAATGAGAACGTAGAACTTCGTTTGCAAGTAAACTGTAACGAAGGTGATTCGGTCTTCGAGAGATGGCAGGATGCCTACGGTATAAATCTTAATGAGATAAACCAATTTGTATGAATTATGAATTAACAATATTTAAAAGTCAGTTCGACAACAAGACCCATAAGAAAGTATCCCTTCCTTCGTGGGTTGAGTTCGTTAAACTGCTGAAAGGTCTGAGTAATCAGAAAGGAGAGAAAGGTGGAGTGGATAGTAGTCCTCTTATTAGTCCTGCTGTTTTCCAAGACG